GCAATTCACGAAGTCGATGTTTGATAGTATTAAAGCTTCAATGGAAGCACAAAAAAAGAGTGGTAATACTAAGGATATCTTGCGCACAGAACCCGGAAATTCTTATATTATTCGTTTAATCCCCAATACAAAGGATCTTCAAAAGACATTCTATCATTATTTTCAACATGATTGGAATAGCTCAGTAACAGGTCAATATATTGGATTTGTATGTCCTACTACATATGGTGAACGATGTCCTGTATGTGAAGAGCGTGTTAAGATTTGGCGCACTAATGCAACTGAAGACGAGAAGAAGATTTTAAGCAGACCTATTAAGCGCCATGAACATTGGCTAGTTAATGCTTATGTAGTTAAAGATCCTAAGAATCCTGATAACGAAGGAAAGGTAAAGATTTTTAAGTTTGGTAAGCAGGTTAATACAATTATTAATGAAGCCGTTAATGGTGAAGATGCTGATGAATTAGGTGGGGCTATTTTTGATCTTGGTTCTAATGGAGCTAATTTTAGAATTAAGGTTGAAAAGAATGAAGGTGATTTTCCAATTTATACAGCATCTAAGTTTTTAAATAAGGGGCCTCTTGACCCAAACTTTGATCAGAATAAGATTGATCAGATCTATAACAGTTGTTTTGATTTAGATAATCTTTTTGATCATAAGTCATATGATGATATTAAAACATTGCTAACAGAACATTATGATTATAATAAGAAGGCGGTAAAGATTGAAGAAAAGGCTGAGACTAAAGTTGAAACTAAAGCTGAAGAGAAGGTAATTGTTAAGGCTCCAACGGATGAGAAGAATGTTACTATTGGTAATGATGTAACCGATGTAGATAACAAAATTAAAGACTTACTGAAAGATCTATAATGCCTAAAATTAAAGATATTAAGAATTTGCCTGATATTCAGTCAAATGTTGAAGGTTTTCCTAAGAAGGCAATTAAGAAGGTGGGTATTCGTGATATCCGAGTACCCATCAAAGTTCTTAGGAAAGATGGTTCAATCAATGAAACTACTTCAGAAGTTTCGATCTATTCAAATTTAACATCCAAAGTTAAGGGTGCTAATATGTCTAGATATCGAATTCTTGTTGAAGAATATTTAATCAATAAAAATCTTAATCTTAGAGAGTATTTAAGAGAATTATTAAAAGCAACAAGAGAAAAGTTAGACGCTACCGATTCTTATGTTAAGATTAAGTTTGATTATTTTCTTATTAACGATGCACCAGCTAGTCATATTAAATCTTATATTGATTATAAATGTTGTATTGAAGGTAAGCAACAAGTTATAGATGATAAGGTTATAGATAAGTTTTATTTAATTGTTAAAGTACCTTATACATCATTATGTCCGTGTAGCAAAGAAATATCTGATTATGGTGCACATAATCAAAGAAGTTATGCAACTGTTACAGTTGAATTAATTGAAGATAAGATTACTTGGATTGAAGATTTGGTTCGTTGTATTGAAGGTTGTGCGTCAGCACCAATTATTAATGGTTTAAAGAGGGTTGATGAGGCTTTTCAAACAGAACTAATGTATGAAAATCCAAGGTTCGTTGAAGATATGGTTCGTCAAATATCTGAGAAATTTGATAAGACTTTTCTAGATAAAACAATTAAAGACTATTCAATCATATGTGAACATATTGAAAGTATACATACACATACAGCTGTAGCAGTAATTACGGCTGGGAGAAATTTGCAATGACAGAAGATGAAATTGAATTATTAAAATTAGCAGCATCTGTAAATAGTAGTCTTAAAAAGGTTGATAGTGAAATGATGGGATCGGGTAATAAACCTGCTGCAAATATAGACCCGCGAAAATTTGTACGCAATTTACCGCAAAAACCTAATACAACTAATCAAACCTTTTGTAATGATAATATATTAGTAATGCCCAAATCAAATTATATTGGATCTGATGTAGTAGATAAGGTACCAGATAATATAGGTGCAATGTTAATTCCTATGCCAGAAGGTATAACAGAACCATCTTTAACTATACCACCTTCACCTCAATTGTCACCGGCACCAGTAGCGCCAACAATTGCCCCGGTGTTATCTCAACCACAAATAATAACATATACACCAAATATGCTAGATATTTCTAATAAATTAGATATTATTATTAATAAATTAGATTTACTTTTAACAAAGAAACAAAAAAAGATGAAGGTTAGTGATGAAAACAGATAATATTAAAGATTGTATGATACATGTTACTAAAGTATACGCACCAGAAATAGATATGTCGTCTTTTTTAAAAGAAGGTGAAATAGATGTTACAAATATCAAAACAGACGAAATTAATAAGATATTATCAAAAAAAGAAACAATATCTATTATAAAAAATATTGCATATTTATATACAATATCACCTGTCACTGTATATAAAACAGGTTTAACAAAAAGATCAATGATAGGTATTGAAGTACAATCTCAAATATTTGAATCAATTGATAATATTAAAAATTTTTTAAAAAATGAAAAAGGTGTTATAGTTTATCAGATAATTTACAATACAATATATAATAAATATATGTTAAGATATTTTAATAAAAGAACTTCTTTTATAAAATATTGGTTTAATAAAAAATTTGTTTGGAAAAATAATATATAAAATAACTACGGCCACCAAAGAAGTAAATAATGAAAACGGATAAAGATATTTGGTTAGATAGTTTAAAGGATAAAAGTTTAGATTTTGATGTTAAACCTGGTCCTACATTTAAAAAGCTTGAAAAAATTAAAGATAAGATTATATTAGATGATAAATTAGAATTAAGATTAAAGAAAATTGAACGGGATATTTTAGTTATTAAAAGGTTCTTAAGAATGCTTAACAATAAACGCCAACCGCAACAATTCCAACCAACGGAACCAGATGAAAATAAAGATCAACAAGAATAGTTTTTGTAACAAATTTCTTGAACCAATTAGTCGTTTAGTTGATAAATGTATAGTATATATCGAAAAGGATAAGATATATTCTATCGTTAATAACGATGATAGTACAACTATTATTTTATATGGTAAGATAACAGTACCAACTAATTTTGAAACTGATGTTGAAACTTTACAATTAAATATACCAGATGTTAAAAGGTTAGTTAGAATATTAGATAATGTTAAAGAAGAAGATGTTGAACTAAATATTAACTCTAATAATATTGAATATAATTCAAACAATATGAGATTTAAATACTTTCTATTAGATAATAATTCAATTAAGAAGTCGTTAGTTAATGTTGCTAAAATTGAAAGTTTAACATTTGACACAGATTTTATTGTTAATCAGAAAGCATTTAATGATGTTATTAAGAATAATTCATTAACACCTAACTCAGATAAGTTATATTTCTATTCAGAAAATAATAACATCTATGGTTCGTTAACAGATCTAAATACACCAAATCTTGATAGTATTACATTACTCTTATCTGAAAACTATACAGGATTAAATATTAGTCCAGTACCAATTAAATTAGAAGTATTTCGTGTAATTGGTGGCTCGAGATTTGATAAAATTGTAATAAAATATAATACAAAATTGAAAGTTTTTATGTTTGAAGTTCGGGATAATAATTTAATGCTAAATTATGTTATTTCATCATTAACAAAATAAATAGGTAAAGGATAAAATTATGTCAAGTAATAAGTTAACAACAATGGGTTATTTTATTAATCGTTTACGCAATAGTGGTTATATTGTAGACAAACTATTTAATAATTATTCAATGACCGATCCAAGAGCATGGACAATTATTATTGATCCTGGTGTAGCATCGGTTCTATGCACATGTTACATTAATCGTAATGATATTGGTGATGTTTATTTCGAGATCTATGATGGTGGTCAGTTTATTCCAGAAAAACTAAAGATTAAGACCAATTCAATTGAAGTTATTGTTGGTTACCTTGCTAAGTTTGGTATTCATAACAAGGCTAAGGATTATAATAGAAACATTCAAGTAAAAGCTACTGAAGCCGTTTAAAGCTTTAAAAGCTTTATACATTTATCTCCAATTGCGAAACTTAAAGACATTCCTTCTCCACCATGGAGTCGGAATTTTTTATAATTGTCATATCTTTTACGACAATCGTCTAGTGTAGCTTGTTTAGATGCTTCTAATTTTTCTTCAGATGTTTTTAATGCAATTTCAAGATTATTAGTATTTAAAACTTCTTTTGCTTCTTCAGAAAATTCTAATTCTAATTTTCCATCTGCTCCTGCATCTTCTAAAGCTTTTGTTGGATCGTTTTGATATTGTGATTCTGAATCAAATATAACATCTAAAGATACATTAGTAATATCGCTTGAAAACCAATCTATACCAGATGCGGATTCTGGTACAACTTCTGTATTATATACACATGTAACATATTCAGGAGATCCTGGTAATCCATATTGTAAACATACATCAACATTATATGGTAACCTTTGATTGATAATTAATGGAGAAGCTGTTATTGCTTGTCCTATACTTAAAGTTTCACCTGCTAATAAACGTCTCTGATATTCTTCATCCGTAGTTATTCTTAATTGACCGGTAGTAGGATCTATATAACCACAAAAACCTTTAGGTATTTCTAAACGTTTTAAAGTACCTTTTTTAGCTAAAGCATTATATTGATCAATAGCTTTCTGATATAAAAAACTATCAGGTTTAATATCATTTGATTCTGATATTAATTTATTAGTTAGTTCAATATAATCTATTTCTGTAGTATTTTGTCTATCTACAAAAGTACCTCTAATATAAGTTTCGTTTGGTTGTTGATTAATAGGCATTTTATGATACCAATAAAATAATTACAGGACCTTGAGTAACAACAGGATTCTGTGAATCCTCAACATTAACATATGTCATAGTTTTAAGCCCATGTTCAACATGTTTACCATTTTTTACATAATTAAAATAAAATTCAACACGTAATCTATTGACACCAGCTTCCGTAATAATAGTTTGATCATTACCAGGTTCTGTAATACCATAAACTGTTTGATTAGATATTACAAGATTATTAGCATCGTTAGCTAATTGATTAATAAATTCTGGAGATAAAGTAATTGTAGGTGTAATACCTTCACCTGGTTTTATTGGTATTAAGTTTGAATTGATTTGTCTAGCAATCATTGCATCTCTAGTAGCAACCTTACTTGGTAAAAATGTTACTCTTATATTTTTAAAGTAATGTGTGTGTGCTGGTAAAAAGTGAGAATGTGTACCAGGCGGGGGGTTGCTTGGATTCATACCCTCCCCAAACGTTGAAGACGTATAACCTATAAGTTCAACTTGATTAGTTGTTTCATGATAATCATATGGTGCTGTTGCATGTAAAAAGCCTAATTCACCTTCAATAAATGCACCACCATTAATTATTGAATTGCCTGTTGTATGCAATTGACCTTCAACAACAACTGCATTATGTTCATAAGGTAATACGGAAATCTTTCTAGCTTTTATTGATAATTTTTCACCGCCATCAATCATAACTTCATTTTGAGAAGATATATTAACTTGCTCACCAGCAAAATTAACAATTGTCCCATAAATATCAATAGGTCCGAATGTCTTAATACTAATACCTTTTGCACCGACTAATAATTTATATTTGTTTGTACATGTTAAATTATAATCACCACCTGGAATATCATCAACATCAACATATTCAACATGTGGTGTAGGTTTAAATGATGAATATGTACTTTCGGGTGCAACATATAAATTATTAATACGAATCTTACCCATAGGATCAACTCTATACGATACCATATCATTCATCACTAAACCAACATTTTCAATCTTATTTTTTGATACAGTAATAATCTGATCACCTTCACCCAGTAATCTTTCAATTTCAGCAATACGATTATTTAATAATTTTGTTTTGATACTATTTTTTAATGTTTCCTGTTCCCATGTACCATCCTGAGTTGATGGACTATAACCCGGATTTGCTCCTGTACCACCAGGATTACATGTATTACAATATGCGCCTTTATATATACCATATAAACCAATTAACGATTCAAATTCACCTAAATTTAAATCAGGATATGGTACCTGTTCAACAACACCAAGACCATCTGGCACCCATAATGGAATAGCTAATTTAGATAAATCTGATTGCATTCCTTCAATATCAGGTTCATATGGAATATGATCACATACCGGACAATTAGCATAATTACCTTGTTGTTGTTGATATTGTGAAACAGCATTAGGTGCAATACCTAATTTAGTTCTACGAATATCAAATAATCTTTTATATTCATGTATTTCTTTTAATAGTGTTTTTAAAAGATCTGTATTAGTTCTATCTATTTTACCAACCGTAATATATTGATCTTTACCAACAATAAGTTCTTGTGATTGTGCTACGTATAAACTTTGGTTTTTCTTAACAGTTAAAAATTGATCACCAATAACCATTTTCTGATCATTATTAGCAGCGAGTTCAATATTTGCTAAATTATTAAACTCTTTAAATGAACCAGAATAATGAGTTAATTTAAGAATCTCTCTATTATCCGTGTCTATTAGTTCAATAGAATGCTTATTAGAATTGAAAACGGTTTTACCACGAAATACCTGCGAATTATCATCCTTTTTATTTATATTTTCATAAGTGGCTGGATAGTCTGTTGATTTAAAATCTTCATTGTTTTTTTGTGCTGAACTATAAATTCGTTTCCAATCTTCATCCCCATAAGATGAAGCAAAATATACTGGATAATTTGGATCACCATCTACAAAGAATAACCATAAATGTGAACCAACATTTGGTATACTAAATAATCCCCTGGCCATATTAGAATAATTAGATGGTGTATATTGATAAGCATTTGGATTAACAAATCTATTATTATTGATGTTAGTTCCAGTAAATGCATCAGGATAAGCATTAGTACTAACATAATTTTGTAAAGGTCTATTACCATCTATAAAATTACCAGTCTCAAAATAGTTTGAATCTGATGTAGTACCTTTACCACTTTCGGTTCTATATCTACCAGAAGCACTACCTCCAAATAATGGTGCAGCGCATTCAGCCCACGGTAAAATATTTTTTAAAGTTGGTAATATTTCATTTAAATCAGGATTTGTTGTTTTATCTGGAAATACAAAATTTCTATCTTGTGACAACTGATTCCAATTATCATAAATTGTTGCAGAAATATGCGGAACATATACTTTAACACGACCCCGTTTTTCAGGATCATTATTTTGTACAACTATACCACAATAAAATCCTATATATTTTTTATTCATTGTTCAATTTCTGGTACAAGATTGCTATCGTCAATATTTGCAGCAGGTTCAACAACTTGATCACCCTTCATATTAACTATAATAATCTTATCTTCAATTTTCAAAACAAACATATCATTAATAACATTCTCGTTAATATTTATTGTTGTAATATGGTTAATCAATCTTAGTACGTCACCAAACATATTATTTAGAATCTGGTGATATTGATTTTGAAAATTAATATCACCAATCAAACCACCATATGTAATATCACCAGCTAAATGAAAATCATGTGCTAAAGTATTTCGACCTTGAATTGTTAAAGCTGTTGATATGTTCTTTCGTTCTTCAGTAAATTCATTAGATAGATTATTCAACATGTTATTATTAAGTAATAAATAACTTTCTTCAACCATTTGCGCATCATTTGTTAGCATTTTATTTTTAACTATCTTGCGTAAACTAGTTGCTGTTTTAGGCCAATCTTCGAGATTTAAACTAGGTGTATCATAATATTTTGATAAAATTCTAGAAGCAACTTCTTCGGAAATAGACTGAAAATATTTTAATGTACTAATAGAT